TCAAATCAGTTCTTGACATATTCGCAAGCCTTCCCCATAATTCTCAACATCGGTGGCATAACAACCCCCAACCGACGAAGGCATAACATGACGCAACAATTCGAAAGGTTTTTATTCTACACGATTCTTTTGACGGTAAGCGCTATCGGTACCGTCTTAATTTTCAACCCACCATTTTAGGAGTGCATAACATGAAAGAGACAACACCAACCCCGATCCTTTTCACTGATAATGGCCAGGTCCTACGATACGCGTGGCCAGGCGGATATCCTGTCTTCTACATTGCGAACGATTGCGACGCCTTGTGCCCCACTTGCGTGCAAGAAAATCTCGAATTGTGCAAAGACCCCGACGACTGCGAATTCTTCGTAACCGGCCACGCTGTCAATTGGGAAAGCGATTCCCTTTGCTGCGACCATTGTTCGAAAACCATTGAATCCGCCTATGGTGAAGCGTCCTAGCCTAGATCGGACCCATGACACGCGTCATGGGTCCTGTTGTAGCCTAGAAACCAAAACAGGAGAGCATAACATGACAACCAAAGTACAAATCGGAACAATCATTCACGCAACCCTTCGACCGCAAGATCTGATTCCGGCCTTCATTGAGGAATTGAAACGACTGGACCGAAGAAAACTGGTCTCCATATTCGAAAACGAAGAAAGGGAAGTCGGACACCTGCTACTTGGAACCATGGGAATCGACGAAGATCACGAGTGGTGGGACTCTGAGGACTGCGCCTGCCTACTGAACGAAACCCTATTCGACGCCTTGAACGAATATGCGCCAGTCGGTTGCTACTTCGGCGCTCATTTTGGCGACGGTAGCGACTTCGGATTCTGGCCACATGAGAGCTTAGGAGACGCGGCTATGGATGATGCCGTGCTCTGTATCGGTCCAAAGGACACGTGTCCAGACTACATCTTGGAAACCAACGACCATGGCAACGTGACTATGTACCGCGTTGAACTGGTCGAGGAATGGTCTTGCGTCTAGCCTAGATCGGACTCACCACGCTGTGGTGGGTCCTCTTGTAGCCTAGACCATAATCAGGAGCGCATAACATGACATTAGAACAATACCGGGCATTCTACCGGATTCTCACTGACGCAATTTGGAAACAATGGACCCCGGACTGCTTTCCACAATTTCTTAAACCCAAAACAGGAGTGCATAACATGAAAGCAAACAAGAAACCGGCAACCTATCGCGCAATATCGGCATCCGTAACCGTATACGCTACGTTCGACCCATCCGAAATACAGGACTGGTTTGACCAGCGAGCAGGCCAGGAAGAACCAGAGGACTGTTGGGCGCTACATGGGCGCTACGATGAATTTCTATCAGTCGTTGGTGACGATGAGACCGTGCGCGTATTCATGAACAACGGGGGCACGTTCGATGATTACGACGTGGACCATGAGGAGTATCTAACCCACTGCTTCGATGAGTTTGAGTAGAGACCAGGACGGACCCCGCAACCGTGTGTTGTGGGGTCTATCGTGGACTTAACCGCGCAATGAAAGTGAGGCTTAACATGAAAGACCAAACCAAAGCCAACGAAGCCCTACAAGGCCTTAGAGAATACTTCCGCAATGTGCGAGACACCAACCGTGAGGCGTTGACCGTTTACACCGTGTTGCGTCACGTTTCCAAGTCCGGCATGTACCGCACCTTGGACGTGTACATCATGCGAAACAATGAACCACATCGTATCACGTGGAGTGTGTGCAAAGCGTTGGGCTATCGGTACGACCAGAGCCACGAAGCGTTAGGCACCACGGGTTGTGGCATGGATATGGGATACGAGGTGGCGGCTTCACTATCTCGGGCGCTGTTTCATGGCACTGGCCGCGCGAAGCGTTACAGACTAAAGCACGAAGGCACCCACAAGAGCGGTGAAGCGTATCAAATACTTTGGCACCGCTGGATCGGCTAGGACTCGACCCTACATCGAGCCCATGGCCGCGGGTCATGGGCTCCATTGTGGGAATGATTCCACCAATTGAGAGGAGTGCATAACATGAGAAAATCCATCAAAATCAGAACGTTTCTGTGGCGCGGACTCTTAAGAAAACACCTGGTTCTAAGAGAAACCCATCCTGATGGCCGTGTGTTCGTGGCCTCAGTCGGTTCGGGTGAGGGCTACACCACAGCGAAGGAAGCGACCATAGCGGCGCAACGGCTCCGTCAAATGGTGCGCGACGGTGCAACAAACTATGAGATAGCAACCGCCGAGTAGAGCCTAGGACGGACCCCGCAACCACGGTTGTGGGGTCTATCGTGGGATGGACTCACGGCATAACAGGAGTGAAATCATGAATACGAAACAGGCATGCGCAGTAGATTTTCAGGGCACCTACGTAGAAAACCGATATGTCCACGCGGGTACAAGCCGGACCCCCGATCTTGTGACCCTGTTCCTTGACCGGGCGGAAGCAAAAGCGTGGATGGTTGGCGAAAAGCGCAACCAGCAAGAGGACCACGGGCGGGACGCGATCCAGACGATCAGCCTGGTCGAGCGCACTATCAGCATCCATGGCATGCGGATCACGGTGTACGCGGTGGTCTACCACCGACAGACCCCGGCGCGGGTAGAGCCTCCGATAATTGTACGGCCCATGGCGATCTGTATTGACCCGGATTGCCACGAGTGTGCCGATTGTATCGCGTACCGCGCGCGGATGAAGGCATTTGTCCGGGCAAAACGGGCGCTGAGATACGAGGCGAAACGCTAGCCCAAGTCGAGCACGGGGCTCCGGTCCCGTGTTCCATCGTGGGATGGACTCACGGCATAACAGGAAGGCATAACAATGAATGAGTTTACGATTCTAATTTACTTCGCCCTTTTCCCGGCCATTTTCGCCTCGGCGGTAGCTTTCGGAGCCGCTTGGTTGGAGTTCCGGCGAGGTGCGAAATGAACACCCTATTAACATCAACCGAATTCATCGCGATCTTCATCGGTGCGATCATGCTCTGTGACCTGCCGGTGGTTATCTTTCAACACTTCAACAAAGGGGAGGATCCCCCATGCGAGTAGTAGCCTATATGCGAGCCTCTACTGAAGAGCAGAGGCTTACCAACGGGGTCCAGCTGGAGACCATCGAGGCATGGTGCGCCGAGGGGGGTCATACCCTCTCGGCGTCGTTTACCGACACCATCTCAACACGTGAGCCATTCGAGAAACGACCGGCTCTCGGTGAGCTCCTCGCCTACGTCCATAGCAACAAAGTGGACCGGGTGGTCTACGTTCGACGTGACAGGCTGACACGCGACCCGGTTCAAGGGTTCGTTATTGAAAAGCTCCTGCGCGACGATGGCTGCGAGGTGCATGACCTTTCGGGAGTGGGCAATGGTGATTCGCCTGCCGACGAGATGATCCGAGGCATCATGGACGTGGTGAACAAGTACGAGAGGGCCGTGACCTCAATGCGAACCAAGGCAATCCTCGCAGCCAAGAAGGCACGCGGTGAGCGCATCGGTGGGGTTCCCTATGGGTACAAGTCGGTAGGTGGCAAGTTAGTGCCCGATAATTATGAACAGTCCGTTATTGAGACGGTGTACGACCGCAAGGAATGCCTCGGCTGGACGTATCACGAGATTAGCCGCGCACTGACTGGTGATGGATGGAAAAACCGCAGAGGCAACCCGTTTAGCAAGTCGAGCCTTTGTGAAATGATGAAAGCGTATGAAAAGCGCATGGAGGAGGAAGTCAATGGCATATCTGCATTGTAGAGCGTGTGGCTGGACTGGCAATGGGGTGCGCGAGTGCCCCGACTGCGGCCCTTTGACCCTGGTGAGCGACGAGGTTGAGGACCTGGTGCCCATCGAGATCGTTGTGGTGGACACCGAGGAGGAGGTGGAAAATGAGTAGCAAATACACAAAAATGCGGTGGGACTGCGCCATTGCTGGCCGGGGTGCGAGCATATTCGAGCGCCTCCACAATTCACACCTCGTGGTTTACATGCCAGATGCGCCGGATGGGACTGGCAGCGAAATATGCAGCCTGGAGAATGATGACATTCCCCCGCTTGATTTGGCTGAGATTGGCCTGTTGATAGCAGGTGCCCCAGAGTTACTAGCCGCGCTGGAGGAAGTGACGGGAGACATAGAGGCGTATTGCAATGACCATGACTCAGACAGTCCCACCGATGTGACCGTCTGTCTGCCCAGGCTAAGGGCAGCTATCACTGCGGCTAGAGTGGAGCCATGGGAGGAGGCATCTAATGAATGACTGGGCGCAAAGACTCAAGACAATCCGCACAGCGGGAGGGTTCACCCAGCCCCAGATGGCTCGACTGTTGGGCAACGTGACCGAGTATCACCTGTGTCGTTGGGAGAGGGGGAGGTGGCCTGTCCCGGCGCACGTTCGCCTGCTTATCAAAGGCATCGAGCAGGCTGCTGCGCATGGAGGCGACGGGGTGGCTCACATTCTGGGATTCCTCGATGAGAACGTGGACACCATCGGTGATGATGGCACCTAGTCTGAAAGGGTAACGATGCGCTGCGCTCGGTCCTTGGCTTCAACCAGGGCCAGCGTATGCGCCGATACCTGGCACAACCCATCTCTGATAATCGCATCCTCATCTTGCTCGCCCTTGGCGTAGACAACGCGCCACGCCTCCCCGGTGGGCGCATCTTCACGCACCTCATAGCCGAGGGTCTCCATGGTCCCCAGCATTCGGGCCAGGGTGTAGGCACGGCTCCGAGGTACGCACCCACCAGGTAGGGGGAGTTGCACGTCATAGCTTTGCATCACGGCCTGGTAGAGATGGTACTCGGCGCTATCGCATTGATGGCGGATGGTGAGCAGCAGCTCCTCTATCTCATAGCCAGCGATGTCAGCAGGGAGTGTGACCATAGCGGTCAGCGACTCAGGCTCTGAACTTTCCGATGATGTCGGCTTCGTAGAGGATGAGTTTGTCTGTGTCTCCAACGGGTTGTCCTGAGTGTCTTGCATACATCACCTTGTCGCCTTGTTGTAGGTCAAATTCACACGTTGCCCCCACGCCTAGCACGGTGCCGATGGCTGGGGGTTGGGCTTTGGTTTGTGACGGCATCACAATCTTGCCACCTGGCAGGAAGGTCTCACCATCTCTTTCTTGCATCTTCTGGAGAAGTACACGCTTTCCCAAGGGGATCACATCGCTATTCATTGGTCGCCTCGCTGGTGGTGTAGGGTTTCTGTTCGAGCCGGTAGACATGGCCGGCAATGGGAGGGGGCAGATCGTGTCGGTTGAAGGTGTTCAGAAGCAGGATGCGCTCCAAGATGTCGGTCGCCGCATACTCGAACAGCCACGTCGTTGAGCATCGGATGGTGCGTGCGAGCTCCGAGAACTTCTGGGCCTTGCCGATGTCCACGTTCACCGTCTCGGTGGGGCAAGTGAACCCGGTTCCTTTGACCCTCGACTCCTGGGAGCCCAGTGTCACCTGCTCTTTGGGGATGATGGTTTCAAGAGAGCCGTTGGTCATGCTCACAATCAGGTTCGCGACTTCACCCTTGGTTACGCCGAGGCGTTGGGCTGCGCTCACTATCTTGGATGCGGTGTCCACGGTCACAGTAATTGTCCGACGAGTATTGTCCATACCACTGCATCCCAAGAAACTCGGTGAATATCAAGAGGCAATACCCAAAAGCCAAAGAACTGTGTAATTTGGGGATGTTGTGACAAAACCCACGCGGAAGAAGAAAGCAGAAACCGTGTCCGATTTGGCGGTTCCTGGTGCCCAGACACTGGAGTGTTTGGTCATGCGAGCGGCTACCGACGAGGACGTTGGCGCAGTCTATGGTGGTCTCGCCGTGTTGTCACTGCTCGATGAGAGTGCAGCCAAAGAGTTCGCCACGCAGCCCGATGGCGAGCTGGACCTCGACCTATACAGCAAACTGCTCGACATCGTTGAGAAGAAGCAACGCATCCGAATGAAGTCAGCGCAGATGATCCACAAGGCATCCGAGGTCAAGCAAGATAGCCAATACGTCGTTGCACCGGAGAAGTGGACCGATGCAGTAGAAGCGCACGAGTTGCAGTAATGGATAAGGTCGATAGATACATCCAATTATGCAGAGATGACGTTCGGTTCTGCTTCAAAAACGAGTTCAAGATCCGGTCTTTTGACAGAGACACCATGCGCTGGAAGCTGGTGCCGTTTGCCCTCAACGATGAGCAAGAACACCTGCTGCAAGTCATCGAGAGGCAGATGAAAGACAGGGGCTTTGTTCGCATCATCATAGACAAGGCCCGAAAGCTGGGGATGAGCACGTTTATCCAGGCTCTCAAGATGCACACCTGTATGTTCAATCCCCAGAGCCACGCCCTGACGGTGGCGCACGAGGAGTCTGCCACCCGTGAGCTCTTTAGAATTGGCAAGCGCATCGCAGAGAACATTGACGAGAGGGTGGCGTCTGGTCTAAAGAACAAGGCCAAGGGCAACCTCCTTGAGTGGCGCAATGGCTCGCGTGCAGAGTGTCAAACTCAGGGGGGAAGCCCTGACTCTGAGCGTGGCTCCACCCCAAACTTCCTTCATATGTCAGAGCTTCCATCGTGGGAGTCCAGCCGTCGTACGACATCAGCCGCCGACGTGGCGCAGGCGCTGCTCAACGCGGTGCCCAACGAGAAGTCCACCATTGTGATCATCGAATCCACGGCCATGGGGATGGGCAACCTGTTCTATGAGATATGGAACAGGGCAATCAAGGGCGCCACTGGCAACCTATTCGAACCAGTCTTTTATTCTTGGACCGGGAGGGCTCAGTATTCTGTACCAACTGGAGACGTCGAAACCGACACACATGAACTCTGGTTAGACGGCCAAATGCGCCAAGCTCAAGCGGCGGGAGACATCACGGGGTTTCATTCCATCGCGAACGAGCTAGGTTATAGCGAGTTGCAACGCAAAAGAGCCCTAGAGTACGAGCTGAGCCCTCCACAGGTCCGTTTCTGGCAGCAGACCTTGGTAAACCAGTGCGCCGATGACCAGGACAGGTTTGATCAGGAGTGGCCGGTCAGCTGGGAGGTGTCGTTTGTTTCCTCGGGGCGCGGGGTATTCTCCGGCGCCCTTATCCAGAGGCGACTCGACGAGCTCAAGAACTTCAAGATGAAGGCAGAGGGCTCTCTCATCGAGGACAAGGGTAGCGTCAAGGCCACCAAAGATGGCGGCACTTGGCAGATATACGAATGGCCCCAGGACTCTCACACCTACATCGTATCAGCCGACGCTGCCGGTGGTGGTCGAAGTAAAGACGACGACTACGCCTGCATCCAGGTATTCGACCGATGCACCGAGCATCAGGTGGCTGAGTTTTATGACAAGGTGCCGCCCGATAGGCTGGCCGACGAGATGGCTAAGGCATCGAAACTATACAACAACGCACTCGTAGCACCCGAGTCCAATGGGCCGGGGCTTGTGACCATCCACCAGATAATGACAAGCCACCCGAACGTGCTCATCTATCGACGCTTCGCTCAACCAGGACAGGTAGCTGGTAGCGAGACAAAGCTGCTGGGCTATTCAACCAACGTCAAGACGCGGCACTATCTGTTCGGACAGTTCGAATCGGCGGTGAGACGAGAGGAAATAAAGATTTTCTCCAAGCGTCTGTTGGGAGAGATGCTCACACTGATTCGCTCCAAGGGCACAGGAAGGCCCGAAGCGTCACCCGGTTATCACGACGATGCGTGCGTAGCATTCGCCATCGCCATGGATGTTAGCCGAATACAAGCCGATCAGGGCGTACCGGCTGTTCGCGAAGCAGCGAAGGTAGACCCTAGCATCTACAGCGGCTTGGTACAGCCCTACAGCAATGTAGCGGCACCAGCAACGGACTTCCCCGAGGGAGATAGCTCATGGTTCTAGCCATCCTTGCTGTGATGTTCATCTCTCTCGGGGTGGTCTGTGTCCACGGCTATCGGCACACCCGAAAGGTGGAGCTCGCCCTGTCTATCATCTCAAGGAAACTTGAGAGCCTGGAGCTTGAGGGGGCGCCGGTAGTCCTTCGCCCCGTGTCTGTGCTCCCAACGATGAGTCACGACGAGATGCTCGATGCAGACTACAAGGCTTGGTACGACGAACAAGAGCGGCTCAGGCAAATCAACCCGCAGTCCCCGCACCTGGATCCCGACTGGGACAAGTTGAGCCTGGACGCTAAACCCCTGGTGAGAGGCGTATGAAGGTCACAGGAAAAGACCTGCCTGTCTATGTAGAGGACTTGTTCAAGCGAGCCCGTGACAGGAAAAGCGTGCTGCACGACGAGTGGTGGACAGCGCACTCGTTTGTCGATGGCGACCAATATATTACCTTTAGAAACGGACGCTCCCAAGAGGCCAAGAGCCCGAGCTGGAGAGTGCGTCTCACCCAGAACATGCTGCTCCCGATTGTGAACACCATCTGCGCGAAGCTCACCCAGCAAAGGCCGGGGATCCTCGTGCGGCCATCGAGCCCCGATGAGGACCGAATCCAAAAGGCCAAAGCCTGCGAGAAGCTGCTCGACTACCTGGACCGGCTCCTGAAGCTAGACCGGGTGCGCTACGAGGTATGCTGGTGGGCCGTCGTCACAGGCTCGGGGTTCTTTCGGCGCTACTGGGATCCAGATGCTGGCAACCAATACACGGTGGACTACGAAGGTGTCACCCAGGTTATCGAGACCGGTGGCCCCAAAGTGGATGCCTTCAGCCCCTTTGACGTGTACCCGGACGTGCAAGCCACCTCCATGGATGACGCAAGGTGGGTGATTCTGGCGCACATGCTATCGGCCCAAGACCTAGAGGACCGCTGGCCCAAGGCCGGCAAGAAGATAATCCAACAGTCGGGCGGAACAGGGGCACCCGTAAATGCAGACGACGACAGCGCACTGCGCCGAGATGTCAGCGGGTATGTAGACGACCCGAGAGATGACCGGGGCCTGTACCGAGTGCTCGAATACGAAGAGAAGCCAACGGTAGACTACCCCGATGGGCGCCGCGTTATCACATGCCAGAACCAGCTGCTCGAAGAGGGAGATTTACCTGGTCGCCGGTTCTCTTTGGCGATGGTCAGATATTCAACGATGGGAGGGAGGTTCTGGGGCAAAGGTGTAGTCACACCCCTCGTCCCCCTCCAGCGTGAACTAAACCGCACGGTTAGCCAGATGGTTGAACTGCGGAACCTCCACGCGAACCCTGTTTGGGTGGGTCCAACCGGATCTGTTCCGAACAACGCTGTAACAAACCGCCCTGACAGCTTCATTACCTACAACCCGAACCTCGGGCCTCCCCCCCAGCGTATTGACCCGGTGCCTATTCCGAACTCCCTAGAGACGATGTCGCAGTCCATCAAGCAAGCATTCTTTGACATCTCGGGCGTCCATGAAATCAGCCAGGGACGGCAACCCTCTGGGGTTGTTTCTGGACGTGCAATGGGGATGCTTGCAGACCAGGACGCAACGAAACTCGGCCCTGCTGTAAGAAGCCTAGAGCTCGCCATGGAGGATCTGGCCCGAGGTCTTTTGGAAGACTGGCGAGAATACCAGTTTGTCCCGGTGACAGTCACAGTGGTGGGGCCAAGTCGGATCCCAGAGGTATTCCGCTTCTCTTCCGACCAGATTGATTCCACCGACGTGGAGATTATTGCTGGCTCCATGCTCTACAAGCACCCGAGCTATGTCAGGGAACTGGCACTTCAATATTTCCAGATGGGCGCCCTGGGCAGTCCACAAGAGCCCTCCACCCAGATGAGGTTCCGTCAGATTCTCGGTTCAAGAGGGCTCGAAGAGTTCTACGACGACGACAGCCCAGACAGAAACTACGCACGCCAAGAAAACGATATGCTCACCTCGCCAGCGGTTGCCCCGGAGGTTAGGCCAGCATGGTTCGAGGACCATGTTGTGCACGTCGATGAGCACAGAAAGTTTATGCTATCGACCGAGTTCAGGGAGCTATCGAAAGAGCTTCAGGAAGGATTCAGCGAGCACCTGGCCCTTCACTACCATGAGCTCGCCAAGCAAGGCGCCGGCCAAGCCACCTACGCAGAGGTGTTGGGCCTTGAGGCCGAGGCAGGTCAAGGAGGAGCCCCACCACCTGGAGGTCCGCCACAAGGAGGGCCGCCCCAAGGGATGCCCCCGCAGATGGAACAAATGGCCCAGCCCCAGGGCGGTATGAGTGGGGGGACACCTGAAATCAACCAGGCGTTTAACATCGGAGGTCCCGGTGTGAACGCCACCGAAGAAGCCGGAGGCTTTCAATAATGTCTGACGAAACCCAAGACGTACAAGAACAACCCGAAGAAACCCAACCCGAAACGGTGTCAGCGCAAGAGCATGAGAAAGCGCAAGCGCAGATCCAAGAGCTTCAGGCGCAGTCGCAGGAATACCAGACTTGGTTCCAGACTCACATGCCTGACCAAGAGACCTTCGAGTCTTTCCAAAAGTTCCATGCTGGCGGTGGCAAGGCCCAGCCAGAGGATGCGCCGCAGGAAGCCGAGGACTACGACATCTTCGATGATGTGAAACAAAAGAGCCAGACGATTGCCGAGCTAGAGCAACGCATGAATCAGATGGAAACTCGAAGCGCCACAAACGAAGAACAGAAATACATCAACCTCGTGAAACAAGAAGCCAGCGAACTGCAAGACAAATACCCCTACCTTGCAGACCAAACAGCAACCAACATGCTTTTTTCTCTCTATGCGTCCCACGATGGGCGCAAGAGTATGGAAGCGTGTGCAAAAGAGATTGGGAGTTTCATAAACTCCCAGGGTGGTGGTGGCCGACGAGCCCCTCGGCCCATCAGAGGTCAGGCAATGGGGGCGTCAGCAGTGCCGCCCCGAGAACCTGAAGATTTGTATAAGGGGATTGACCCCTTTTCAGCCGTCAAAAATTTCACTTCAAAACAATACGGAGTAAAGGGGTAATAAGAAATGGCAGTCACAGACACCCAAGTCGACACGTCCAACTACGCGGAAGCTATGAAGATTCGCTATGGTCGTGCCATTGTTGAGACGATTAACCGAAAGGTTATCCTCTACGATATGTTGGAAAAAACCAAAGAGCACTGGACTGGTAAACAGCACCAAGTTCCCGTGTATCTTCGTTCGGCTAATGCCGTTGGTGCGCGAAACGAAGGCGGAACCCTGCCTGACGCCGCAGCTGACGTCTACCAAGAGTCGATTATCACGAACAAAAACAACTACGTGGTTGTGAAAACAACCAACATCGCTGAAGCGTTGACAAGCCAAGGTGGTGCGTGGGCTGCGGTAAAATCCGCAACCATCAAGCACGCCGCTATGGACTTGGCCTCCTCGATGAACCGCCAGTTGAACACGGGCGGTTTCGGCATTCTGTGCGAGGCTCAGAGTATGGCTGGGCTGGTCGTCACAATCCACACCTACGGTGATGGCGCGTTGACCAACAAAACTCTCAAGGCTCCCGACACGACCCGTTTCCTCAAGGTGGGGCTTCGCGTTACGTGGGGCCGCTATGATGGCGTTGCAGACTTTGCTGCTGCGACCCCAACTGGCACAGGCCATGGGTATGTTAGCGCCGTCAACTCCTTGACATCGTTCACAGTCGTGAAGGACGTCTCCACGGGGGGAGCCGATCCGATTGCGACCGACGTTTTTGTCATTGGTAACGGTCTGGGGCAGACCCTCCAATCTTTTAACAAAGAGATGATGGGGATTGATGGAGTCGTTGGAAGCGGCGAAACGGATTTTCAATCCATCGACGCCACAACGTACCCAGAGTGGGACTCAATCGTACTCTCCAATCCGGCTGGCGCTGGAACAGAGCGGCAATTGACTGAAGATGTGCTACAGCAAGCCATCGACCGGGTGAATGATGAATCGGCTGATGAGGCTGATATGTTGTTCTGCCACACGACAACCCGACGAGCGTATTTGAACCTGCTGAAAAGCAAGGGTTTGGAACGATTCGCTCCGACAGTCATGCGTGGTGGTCACAAGGCTTTGACCTACAACGGTGGTACGGGAGACACGCAAATCTTTGCTGATAAAGATGCGGTTCACCGGACCATGTTTGTTTTGTCTCGCGCTGACCTTCGCATGTTCGAGGTTTCCCCGTTCAAGTGGGACTCCACTGGTGGTGATACCTGGAAGTGGGTTGCCAACGAGGACGCTGCAACGGCATTTGGTCGCACGTATTCCAACCTGGGCGTATTGGCTCGAAACGCACAAGCGCGTATCGACGACATCGCTGTTACCGGCATCGCCGTATAGTCTAGGAGACTGTCATGTCATTGGATTTTGTACAGGTCAAACGAACACTGGAAAGCCTGAACGCCCCCTTGGGGGCGGGCAAGGTGTTCTACGTTTGCCCAGAATCAGATAGTTGGTTCTCCGATTTGGTCGGCATCCAAAAGGTGTCGGGCCAGGTCGTGGGGACCATTCAACAGGGCGTCGATAGCTGCTTGAGTGGAAGGGGGGATACTGTTGTGGTGCTCCCCGGCACTTACACGTTCTCAGACGCTGCTCTCGCGGTAAACAAAAACAGTGTTACGATAATGGGCCTTCCGGGGCAGTTGGAACTAACCTACCTCGTCACCGGCCAGCAGAACGAAGCGTCGGGCGCAGTGACGGGGTTCAACACCATCAACGTAACCGGCACTTATGTGACCATCTCGGGGCTCAATGTGGCCAATGGGTGGCATAACGCTGGCACGCCGACCCGAGATATAATTGCTGTGAGTGGGGCCGGGTTTACCCTCAAGGATAGCCTCATCGCGTATGAGGTCCAAGAGGGTTCTGCGTTAAATGGGGTCATGTTAACAGCCAATTTCCCCAAGGTCCTAAATTGCCGTTTCGACAACTGCATTACGGGCGGCGCAGCCATTTACTTAGATGTGACCAGCAGTTCCATCCGTAATCCCGTTATCGAGGGATGCCACTTCACGGGCGTCAACAAGGACGCGGATAGCAACCACGCAATTGAAGCACTCTCATCGCACGCCAACTCCATCTTTGGCCTGTTGATCAAAGGCAACGTCTTTGATCCAACGGGCTCAGGCGGGGTCTACGGCAACGATGAGTGGTATGATCTGCTAAATAGTGGTGCCGGTGACTACGAGGGGATGATGTGCGACAACATCTTCGGCGTTGCCAGCATTGCGGCGGCCAACCAACTTGGTAGCCGTCTGGCCACGACGATCCATTTCATTGGGAACAAGGGTCTGAATGGTCTGAGCGCAGCGACTCCATCGTAATGCTTAGCCCGCGTCAATATGAGCGGTCCAAGCGTTTGCAAGTTGATGACAATTGGACGCGCACGATTCGTGAGTTGTACCCACCGGCTGAGAGGGCCAGTGTAGTAGTGGCCTTTGACCCGGTTTACCGGGGTGGCCGGTGGGTGCTCGCTTACGATACGAGCGATGTCACAGAAGCAGCGGGAGCGTTTGCCCAGGTTCGGTATCTGAAGGCGTTTTACGTCTGGCAGGGACCGGGGCAGACGTTCCTTCACCCATCTGCTGTTATTGCAGACTGGCTCCGAGACCATGATACCCATTCCGAGCACTATACTGGGGAGTGGGAAGACCGGATGTTCGGAGACGTCGACAAGGCAAAAGAACAGGCCGAGAAAGCCTACTGGGACGAGATGACCTACGGGCTCAAGCAAGTCTACGACCGGCACGGTAAAGAGATCCGAGCCAGCCACGGGACGTTTTCACACCACAACGGCAGGGGTCCCAATAATGGATCGAAATACTTCCTGCCCTCTAAGGCGTATGGGGGATGGAAGCAATGACATTTGCCGAGCTCAAGACATTGGCCAAGACCCTCGTAGATGAGAAGGGTTTGTTCTGGTCAGATGACCAGATGAAGGCCCTGGCAAACACGGCAATGAGAACGGTGTTTCGCCAAATCGCTGGCTTCGATGCAACGCATTTTGCAGCCAAAACAACCATCACATACCCGGCAGACACAGAGTCTATCGACCTCACCGGAGCCTCCTATTTCAACATCACCCCATCGGTTTACAAAGTGCTCGCCGTGTCCAAGCTGAGTGAAGCTGCGGCGGTCACACCGACCAACCGGCCCGTCCAGCTGGACAGAACGGACGCAGCGTCGCCCCTTGGCTATGGCGACAACTGGAACGACCCAAACAGCGAGGCCAGGGGAGTATCAGCCAGTCGGCGGTGGTTCCTCGACGCAAGCAACCTGTACCTGGTCCCCATCCCCGCAGAGGCGACCCCTCTTATTATTCGGTGGGTGAATCAGCCGACCGACCTGGACGGGGCCAGCGACGTCGTGTTCGCAGGACGGGCGTTTGAATACCACGATTTAGTAGCGACCACGTTAGCCCGACTAATGGTGGTCAAAGAGCGGCGCATGGCCGATGAAATTGTAGCCATAAGCGACTGGCTGCGAATGGAACTTCAACAAGCTGAACGCTCTCGCTCGCAGCACCCACAGGTGCGCTACGAAAGCCCATACTAGGAGACAAGATGCAAAACGGATTTCCCCTAGAAATTATCATCCGCCCAGCGGCGATGCCAATGCTGATGCACGCAAAGAAAGAGGGGCATGAAGACGAGCCGGAAGACAAAAAGAAAAAGGCCAAGGCCGCTCGAGCCCTTTCCAAACTGTTCGCCAAAAAAGAAGGAAAAGACTAATGCCCACCGTAGGAAAAGGAACAAAGATGGAAAGGCGCTTTCCATACACGATGGATGGCATCCAAGAGGCCGAGGAGTATGCCGAGCAAACCGGGCTTGAGGTTGACTACGAAGACGCTCCTGGCGAAGGGGCTCCTGCCCCAGTTGCCCTTGGCGCAGAGGCGCAAGGGTTTGATATGGGCAACCAATCAGGGGCGCCCCCATCTGGCTCTGCTGCCGCGCTTCGGCCAGCATACCGGCGCCCGACTAAGCTGCGGTGATATATCCGGTACGAGGGCCGTGGAAGGGCATTGAAGAGCGAGAGAGCTACCAGACAGACCAGCACTGCTCACTAGCCATCAATGTGGACTTCTCAAAGGGGTACATTGAGACCCGCGATGGGACTCGTGTAATCCTAGATGTCTCGGATGTTGCAAACTGGCCGTTTGCCTCTCACGCCCAAATTGCGGTTTTAGACCGTCCGGCAGGAGACCCATACATTCTAGTCGTGGGTCCATCCCAGTCTCGAAGCTGGAAAATCTATTGCAGCATTTTGAAGTTGGATGGGACGGTCCTTGCGAACGTTGACTTGACTACAAGCTTTGCGGAGCCAGCAGATCAACACTTCCAGTGCTCAATAAACCGGGTGATCCTCGTAAACCCCGACACCCTTTCGCCAAACTTTGTGGGCCTGATAACAACGCCCAACGGATGCCTTATATGGAACCCGCATGTGGACCCCACCACAGTGCGCCGCCCCGTGATGACTGGCGCGGGCAAAGACCCCATTCAAGAACTTACAGACATCCCGTATTACTGGGTAACGGAACCACGGGGCCGCATTTGTGTGCAGCATTTCGGGCGCCTATGGTATGCGGGGTTCAACCGGCAAGAAGAAATCACGCTATCACAGGCACTTCCGGCAACACAAAACTACATGCCAGAGTCATGGATTGTGGGAGCCGAGAGGGACCATTTCACTATCGGCCCACACGTCATCACCTACTCGAACACCAACGACCCGCTGGGGATTGGGGCCCAGGGGATGTTCCGGCTTCCGAACACATCCGAACGAGTCACAGGGCTCCGCTCGTTCAAAGAAAACCTCATCATTTTCTCTGACAGGGCGATCTACGTCGCAGTCGGCAACCCAGAGGCCGGCCAACCGATGGACGTCAACAAGGTCGTTGACGGTGTTGCCTGTGTCGCGCCACACGCCACCGAGGAAGCCGGGGGTGTGCTTTTGTTTGTTGCGGCGGAGGGCATTTGGGCCTTTGACGGATCCAGTGCCACGAAAATAAGCAGCCCGATTGACTCCATGTGGAGCTCGCAGAAGTCCACAAACTCAACAGTGAAAACGGGGGAGGGCGGCGCCCTTTCTAAATATGGCTACCCGTGGAGCATCTCAAAAAGAGAATCCAAATTTGCAACCTCGTGCCATATCCGCAGCAAGGGGCAAGTGTGGTTCTCTATCCCGACAAAAGGGAAGGGGGCCGATAGCCACCCGAATGTCCGCTCCCCAAACTGCACCATTGTTTTTGATTATGCGAACCAGGCGTTTTCAATATACGCGGATGGCGACAAGACCAACTGCGTCCCATTTATGTTTGATGGGACAACCTACACGGGTGACGATGGACTTGAGAGGGTCTTTCTTGTCAGGGGCGGCCTCCATGACGGAACCGACCTGAAGAATTCGGTCATTACCGAGTACGGAGGCTTCCCGGCAGACTACATTCTGTGGACAGGCTCGCCCCCCGCAATGACCGCACACCCGTTCCTATTCGCGTGGGTTTCGGCAAGACACCTGAAGGAAAACGAAGAGACAATTTCCTTCCGACGAGTGCGCCTAAAGCTGCTCGCGCAAACGAAGGGAACAACGCCAGCCGAATACTTCCTTGATGGGGAGGAATCCGCCTTCGACAAGAAACTCAACGGGGTCACAAACACCGATAGACAGCAAGCAACCGGAAGCATCATAATGCACCCAGATACAAGCGATGATTATTTCCTGGGAACAGGGGAGCTTGGCACGATGATCCTCGGGCAAAGAGACTGGTTTACATCGAGGATTGATCCGTCCTCTGTCGCATCCAAGTGGTGCCGATTCGGCGTCACGCAATGGTCAACGGTGGTTTCACCCCCCGAGGCACGAACGGTCTGCATCGAGTCCTATTCGCTGGAGGTACCGGATGTCACAAGGGGTCTTCGATGATTAGCCGACCCAGAAACATGGGACAGATTGCGGTGCAGCGAGAGTACACCACCGATCCGCTTGCAATGCTTCGGGTCTCGGACACGCTCAACCAGATTGCGCTAAAACTCGGGGACATCGGGACGGTGATCCGACCTGGGCAATCCATCGAAAGGGCAATTATCAACCTGGGCGACGACGGTGGGCGCATCTTACTATCAGAGGGCACCTACCCCATCGAGGCGTCAATAACGGTAGACAGGCCGAATGTATCTATTGTGGCTATAAGCCCCCATAGAACGCTCATAAAGCGCACGATAGCAACGGCGCTTCCCCTCATAAACGTGAGGGCGGACTACGCAATGATTTCGGGGATCCGGTTCGATGATTCAAACGCAACAACCCCCGCCGCAGCAGTGTATCTGGGGGCCGACTACGCATCTGTATCGAACTGCCGGTTTGATGACTGCTTTCATGCTGTGCTCGTGACGGGCGACTGGTGTCGAGTATCAGACAACTTGATAATATCATCAGACAACTATGCAATCCACGCAACGGACGCATCGCGCCGAACCCAGATAACCGGCAATAGGATCGCCTCGGTCGCGGCCTACGCCGTGCGTGTCGATGGCTTAACGCCTGGGGCTGTTATTATCGGCAACGTGTTTGATGAGAGCAACTCCAATGGGACCGCATCATATAATAGTTCCGCCGGTGGTTTCGGTGGTGTTGTCCGAGGAGCAGCCGCAAGAGCGAGCACTGCCTCCAACCTGGCAAACACTTACGACGAATATTGAGGTAGAAAATGGCGACACTAGACCTGACAAAAGTATGGACCGCAGACGAGGTTCTCACCCATACCGACCTGAACGTCAACTTTACCGAGATTGAGACCTTTCTCAACGGTCCAAACCTTGATACCGACAACATCTCTACAAAGTATGCCACGACGTGCTACACGTTCACATATCCCGCGATGCCAGCCACCGTGAGCAAGACATACAACTTTACGATTAAGCTGCCAGCTGGCTCAAGCCCTGTTGGACAGCTAAAACCCAAGACGTTTAGCGTCTGGGCGCCAGTGACAGCCGGAACACTGACAGTGACGATTTTGGCTGGGGCAACGCCGGTTGTGACAACCGACATCACAAGCTCGTCGCTTTACAGCACCGAAAGTTTCTTGGTGGCTAACATAGCCCCCGCAAGCGAGTTGACCCTGCGCCTTGTCACGAGTGGCGCCCCATTCACCTTCACGGGCATTGACGTTGTTACAGTCGCGTTTCACGCCCTAACAGAAATAAGGAGCTCATAATGGCAGCAGGCGTACCCGAAGAATTGGCGGCCAATGTTCTCTCTAAGTCGATGGGCGGTCTGGCCGAGGGAAGTGCCGGGAAATGGGGAATGGCAGCGGGCGCGTTGTTGGGCATGCTCGGGGGGCCAACCGGCGCGGTTGTCGGCTCTTACGTTGGTGGTGCGCTCGGTAGCGCAACGGGGCCTAGCGAAGAGCTTGACGCAGCAATCGCAAAACAAAACGAAGAGAGACTCAAGCAGGATCTATACGCAAAACAAGGGCAAAGGCCATCCGGTCCACGGTTCCAATTCGGACAAGGCTTTCGACCTGGCTAGGGGAATAACAAATGGTAGCAAAAACAGAAACACCTGTCTCACAGTTCAACTTGCCCAAGGGTGCCCCTTTCGTCCCAACGAAGGTTCCCAAGCTCCCGAAGGCAACGGGTCAAAAGAGGCTTGAGACAACGCAGGACCCGCGCCAGGTGGGCGTGCAAACTCCCCTTGAGCGAGCAGCAGCCGTCAGGCAGGCGGCACCGGCTACGCTCCCCACATCAACGATGGCAGCCCCAACCCTCCCCGGCGTTGGGACGGTGGCAACGCAGCTTCCCTATGTTCCAAGCGCACCGGCCCCAGAGTTTGCGGCGATAGGGTATGGGGGCTCAGGGGGAGATGCCCCACCCCCGGAGGAGCAGACCATAACAGAGCCACCCGAGGACAAATACTACGAGGAGGCCAACGTCACAAAAGAGATGCTGGCGCCGCTCCTCGAGGAAAAGGGATATACCCTTGGCGAGCAAGATAACCTGGGGTCATACCCAATACTCGATGCAGACGGAAACATTGTTGGGTACTACTACAAGCACGAAACTGGCCCTTGGACTGTCGCATGGGAAGAGAGCGGCGCGCTGGTGGACAAGCCCCCAGACGCAGGGAAATATTCATATCAGGACTCTAGCGGGAATTGGGTTGACCCCACCGACACCGAGGCGCCTGGGTACAACCCCGCAACGGACCCGACGAGCCCAGAGTACAACCCGTACCTGAAAGATTATCAAACAGGCGTCAGCCTTTTCGAGACATCCGGCGATGAGGCGGTCCAGCAAAAGGTTGATGCAATGGACGCCGAGGCATCCATCGCCGCATCGGCAGCCAAACGGGCGGCACAGGCTCGCTACGGCGCGTCTGGTTTCGAGGGCTCAGCCCAGTACATGCAGGAGATGGGTTCGATTGACCAGCAGATTTGGGCGGCGAACCAAACAGCCAAGGCCGACCTGTATATGGAAAAATACAAGGCCGACCGAGAAGAGGATATTGAACTGCTGCGCCAGCAAATGGAGTTTGCAACCGGTGAAGAAAAGGCGAAGCTCCAAACAGAGCTAACCCAGATGATGCTGGACCGGCAAAAAGAAGATGCCCTCCTCACGCAATTCTGGAACGCGCCGCAATCGCTGATGGACACATTTGGAGCAGACGCATTCGACGAAACGGCATTCCAAGACTTCCAGACCGACATGGCAGATGCGTTCGCAACGGGCGACGACGCAGCGGTCATGAAGGTCATGGCAAATGTTAAATACGCCGACGGCAAACTGTACTACGAAACCGAATGGGTGAATCCAAAAGACGTATGGTCCAAAGAGCAGTGGGCTGACCATTCCACTATGTTCATGGATAACGGATGGAACAATTACGCCGACATTGGCGCAGTTCGGCAATGGATGATTCAAAACGGTATGGACCCACAGTATGCAGCCGATATGATCACGGCAATGAACCAAATGGGAACGTCCCAACAGGCTCAAACAGAATATCCTATTTGACTGAAAGGAGAATAACAAATGCCGGTGCAGATGCCGAGATTTACAAATGTTGGCGCGCAGATTAGAGCGAGGCGCAGGGAGTCCGACACCGCCCTGCAAGCCGCCCAGGCGCGGGCGGGTGGCGGCGAAAAACCATGGTATGAGAAATACCTCCTCGAACCAGCAACGAATATTGCCGCAAAAGTCGCTGTTGGCGCAATCGGGGAGGCCCTTTCGCCAGCGGCGGCAGCAGGCACGGCAGCGCAAAAGGCTGCAACGGCCTTAACCAAACAAAAAACGGGTGATTTGGCGGACACCGCCATGAGAAGCAAGTTCGCCACGTACATGCAGGGCTGGATGCGGCAGAACCCAACCTTAAAGGCCAGCGATTGGACCTTCGGAGGCTATGGGGGCGATCTGGCCCCAGACCTCAAAGCCTGGGCCGCAAAACGCGAGCCCACGGGCCGGAGGTAGACCGTGGCCTATCCAGCGGATATTGAACAAGAGGAAAAAGTGGCCGAAGAAACCCTATCGTGGAGCGACAAGGAGCGGCGCCGGCTGGGGGAAATACCAAGTCCGCCCGTCCCGTTTCTGGAAGGGTACATCCGTAAAGGTGATCCGCGCGTTACAGTCGATCCACCCTCCCTTGAGAGAACGAGCGGGCTCAACCGACAACTGGTCGGGGCGGCGAGCCGGATTGCCCTCAGAATGAAGCAAACGAAAAAGGGAAGCAATGAGTGGAACATTCTCGAGAAAATGTACCGGGATACCGAAAAAGCCTCTAACGATATGTTCCGGCTGGCGAGGGAACTAGGGAAGCGTCCTAGCGGCAGCGGTGCCACCCCAAGGGGGAGGCAGGCGGCGACTCAGGTTGTTGAGCGCTACGAGAAAAGCGGTGAGGTTCCGCCCGAAGACGAGATCCTGCAAATGAAGCGCGAAATTGAGGTTAGCCTTCTGGCGGGAAACGAAACGCAGAGAGGAGATCTCGAGACAAAGATCGGCAAAAAGGGGCTCAAAAGGCTGGCGTCCCTTCGGACCAAGGCCATCGAGGCCGATGCCAGGGCCAACGCCGCAGCCCTTGAGAAGACCGGCCAACCGCTGACGGATGAGGCGAGAGCAAATCCGCGAGCCAGCGGACTCCCCTCATATGTAGTAATCGCAATGGAAACGGCTCGCCAAAAAACGGAAAAGTTCAACGCCGAGTTGGCGCAAGCCGCCACATTGAGTTTCCAAAGGCTCGCAGCTGGACACCGGAAACTGAAGGGTCGGCGCGGCAAGGTAACAACCCTCACGCCGAGAGTCCCCCCAGAGGGCGAGCAACTAACAAGCGTCGAGCAACTGATACAGCAACCAGGCGAAAGGCGTGCGCGCCTTCCTGGCCGTGGTGTCGGGCGTGGTGTCGGGCGCCGGAAGCCCAGCGGCAACGAGCGGGTGATGTTTGACTGGCTCGCAAAGAAACACCCCTACATTTTCCGAGACATCAGGGGATCCACAAAAAGGGCGGGGGCCGTCAGATTCAACATCGCCATGGACAGGGTGGACTGGACACCGGCTCAATTGAAAAAATGGTACGAGGGCGAGCAGAAGGGCGCAACCCCCGAGCAGGCGGCAGATGCTCGCATGATCCATAGAACCCTTTTCAAGCAGTACGACCGCACGATTGAAGTTTCACAGGGCCTCCAAAAAGGTCACTACGTGAGACACACTCAAAAGATGGAGCTAGCTCACCAAGCGTGGCTTTACAAGCTCGACCAGATGGCCCGCGCACAAACAGACGCCGAGGCAAAAAATTGGACCGCGTTCGAACGGGCGATGTATCTTGAGAGATACAAGCTGGGGCTGGCGAAGCCGGGGAAATTCGTTACGAAACAGGTCCCAGATATACTCGGGGATATAATAGAACTCGAATCAACCACCATATCCATCGCGGCCCCACCCCCAGGAGAGATGCCCAAGAGATACCAGGTTTCTCAAGAAGATGTCCTTGACCCGAAAAGAGGGGCGGCGCGCGACCCGGCCCAAGGGCCTGGGTCGCGGAAAAAGGGGCGTGAGCAGAGCCCTGGCGGAGAGCCCGGCGCGCTCGCGAGCAAACTCCGCAAAACCTTCTTGAAGGTAAAGCAGGTAAGCGACATATACAACGTCCCGTCAAATGAGACTCGGGAGGCATACACAACAAGAACCATGCCGATGATGACGAGGCTAAAGGGCCTTGATCCGGGGCTATTCAAAGAAGTCCATGCGGAATGGCAGGAGTTCCGGCTGGTGCAGCTAGAGAAAGAGGGGGGGAAATAGTAAATGGCGACCCCAGGACGCCGCTCCTTTGATCCGGGGGCAGATGACCCGTTTGGCATGGAGGGCGCCCCTACAGCGGCAGAGCGGTTAGCCGCCTCGGTCCTGGGCGTTGGGGTAGCAAGCACCGAGCAAGGGTTTGATCCGGGGGCAGATGACCCGTTTGCGGGACCCATGCCCCTGACGGCAATAGAACAGGCAGCAGCGATGACCGTTGGGCTGGATCTGAGCGAGCCCGACCCAGCCGACCCAGCCGAAGAGGCCGAGGAAGCTGAAGAGGTCAGAAGGCTCCTTACGCCGGATCCAGGAGCCCGCGACCCATTTGCAACAGCAAGGGAGTTCGACCCAGGGGCAGATGACCCGTTCCGCATGGAGGAGGAACTCGACCCAGGGGCAGATGACCCGTTTGCAAAAGCCGGCCCAAGAAAACCCCTTACCTCGGCAGGGAGAACTGAGTTCCTGCAAAACTATCTCGCTTGGGGCGCATACACGGGCCGCGCTGTCCCCGTGTGGCACGACACCGGGGAAGTGAAGAAACGGTATGACCCCGTGGCCGACTCGTGGTCCATGACGTCGTGGGTGAGAAAGACCATCCAACTCCCCACCTCCCGGTTTACCCATCCTGCTGACCGCCCAGATCCGGCAGAGGGAGGCGTGTTGAGGTCAAACGAGATAATGCCCCCTACCGACGAGGAGAGGGCGGACCTTAAGGGGATGTGGGAGCGCGAAGAAATACCGGACAGGGTTTACTGGAACGAAATTCAGCGCATCGACCGAGACCTCCCAGAGTACAAGGGCATGGCTACCGGTGAGCTCGCACAAAAGAAGTTCGAATTCAAAGAACAACTGACGGTGGAAGGCGTGGCAGATGTTGGGACAGTGGATCCCATGTCTGGGAAACTGATGGCAACCCCGCCGATGTTCCACCCAAAGGCCGGGGCTGGGCCTGCGGCCCGCTTTGTCTATGGGGTCCCCCAAGGCCAGAGCCAGTTGAGATCCGAAGCCACAACCCTTGGCCTCACCGAGTTGGAGGCATATAGAAATATAAGCAACATCGCAGGGATCGTTGAATTCCTGTGGACTACGCTTCCGCTACTCGGCCCGTTTGTCCAACCTGTGGGCCCCGGAGAAGCGAAGGAAGAGCGCCCCCCTGGAATGGGCCAATGGATGGACCCACACCGAACCGGGAAGGCTGGGTGGCTTTATAACGCACTACGGTTCGGCCATGAAACGGTGGCCGATACTCCGCTAGACACAGTCCTTGCGGTCAAGGATGCGTGGGATGGCGGCACCTATGATGAATACTTTGCGGGCTCATCTGATGACCCCTCTGCGCCAAACTACAAGCCAGGTCTACACGACCTCGACTATGAAATCCGCGAGATAGAGGCGACTGAAGACAGGCCCATCGAGCAAACGGAACGGCTCGGCATGCTCAAAACGCAGTACGCCGACCTCAAAGACCTTCGGGATGCAAAACTAAGGTCAACAAAGCTCTGGAGAAACGTCACAGACCGGATGGAACAAACCATAGCGATGTTCAACCAGCACGCTCGCGTGCGGAAGCCAGAAGATGAGTCCGAGATTAGCGACGTAGGGGAATCGTTCGGCATGAATCTAGCCGCAGATGTGGGCGCCATTGTCTCCATCATCCCGCACCTTCTGGGAATGGCTGTACAGAGCATCGAATGGATTGGAGACCCGAGACACGCCAGCGAGAAATGGGCCACCGCCGCACTAAATGTGGGCTCTTTCGGGCACGGCGTTGGCTACCATTTCTACACCTATGTCGACGACCCCAGCGACGAAAGGGACTTTCACCTTCGCGGAATACCCAAGACTGCTTGGAGCAAATTTATCCGCGAGCCATTGATGGTTGCGCTCGATGTTGCGCTCGTGGGCTCGATCCTGAGAGGCGCTCTGGCTGCCGGCGGAAGAATGTCTGCTACGGCTGCAACTAGAACGGCGCTAAACATGGTTGTGCCGGCAACGCTTCGGAAGTATGGACCCAAGGAGGTTGCCGAGCATGCCCGCATCGTTTCGGAGCTTGTAATTGAGTATAACGCAAAGCGCATCAACGGCTCCACGCTTGACGCACTCATGGAAGCGAGCGCCGTGAGAACAAAGGACGCCGTGTTTGCTCGCATGGAGCAGATGGTCAAAGAGGGAGCGTTGACCAAGGCCGAGTTCAACTCCGCGACAGCGAAACTTAGCGGCGAAATGGCCGGGGTCACTCCATTCGAGGTCATAATCGAGAAGGCGCCGGAGGCGGGTGTTGCGAGACGGCTTGCCGAGCTGGAAGAATCCCTGCCGAGCGCAGAGGTGGTACTCTCCAGAGCGGAAGATGCGGCGAAGGTGAGCGCAGCCGAGTTGATTGCTCTCGCACAAGAGGCGGGCGATCTTGCGAGCGTGGCAAAGGCAGACGCCTACATGGCTGATATTCTGAAAACTGGTGGCCGGATGGACGAGACCCGCCAATTGTTCGGAGACGCCGCCCTCGAACTCACCCAGGCCGTTACAAGCCCCAAGATAGTCGCTGCCTTCCAAACGGCTCTCGACATCATCGACCCCACCGCCGGGGTTCGGATGGCAACCGGGATGAAAGGCACCGAGATGCTTGGGATCCTGAAAGAGCGCATCAGTAAAGGGCCGCCGGTAAGAGTGCCATCAGGGGGTTTCGTCAAAGGGTTCCCCTCTGGCCGGTGGGTAGCGCAAAAACGCCCTCCGGGCGTTTTAGAGGCTGACCTCGCGCGAAGGGGCAGGTGGGGAGAGGTTGTAAAGACCGCCAGACTGGGGGTTGAGGCCGCACAGGCCGAGCTAAAGACGGCCCTTGGGCTCAAAGACAAAGCGGCGATAAAGACGGCAAGAACCCGACTAAAGAAAGCCAAGTCGGATCTAAGGGTCGCAAACAAACGGGGCGCCAAGGCGGCAACAGGAGCCCAGCAAATCGCAGCAGGCTACTCGACACTAGAAAAGCTCCTCAAAGACATCGGGTTCGAGCGGGTTGTTCTCAACGGTAAGAAGATTGGGAAGGCGGGGCCGACCACAAGGCAACTCAACAAAGCCCAGCAAATCGCTGACGACTTGAGGGGGGTCGAACGCTCTGGCAACAAATACCCACAGAGAGTGCAGGCATACATGGACCGCGCAGCGGCTGATGTGGCCGTCACAGACGCGGTTCTTGCTGCGCGCAGGGACATGGCAAACATATACACCGACGTCGCAGCAGCCAACGCCGGGATTCGAATGCGAAGCCGGGTTGGGGTCTCAAGGGGCCTTCCAGGCGCAAGTAAAAACGCAGCACTATGGTCCATCCGATTCAACAAAGCAGCAGCATTTATTGATAAACACTGGGGGAAGGTAAACCCGCTATGGGGCATCCCCAAGACGGTCAACTGGTTTATAGGTCAAGCCCTGAAAGGAGAGCGGCCAGGTAGCGCCCTTTGGCGCTACTGGTACCACACCCAGGACTCTCGATTGCTCGAGGCCGTGACGGTGCTACGGCGGGAGGCAGCTGGAGCGACGGATGCGTTTGGAGTGTCCCTATCAAATAGGGTGCGGCAAATTGTTGCAGAGCTTGGCGACGACTCCGCTGCCTACATCCACCTGCATGAAATGCTGCAATTCCAAAGAGAGCACATTGTATCGAAGTTCATTCGCAACCCAGATGCCGTATACGGCGAAACCGCCAACACCATGTACCCCTACGGCCAGCGCTTCACGCTAAAGGAGGGGATTGAGCTCACCCCAGAAATACAACGGCAGCTCAATAACGCGAACAAGTACAGCGATCTGATTGACTACTCGAAGTACATCACCACCCGTGGAAAAGAGGCTGGGGCATTTTACGGAACAGAAGGGCTGATGGAGGTCTACTACCCAGAGGTCTACAAAGACATGGCCGGCAAGATAGAAGACTTGGCGAGAGAGGCCGAAGGTTCGGTCTATGCCGCCGCCCTCAAAAGAAACACCAGAAGACAGCGGCTTGAGAAAAAGTTCGATAAAATCGACAAGAGAGAGCGCGATGGGTTGATCACAAAAGAGCAGGCGGCTGCCGAAAGGATGGCTGAGTCAGAACTTTCCCTGGACAAGGCGGAAAAGGGATTTGACGCGACGGGCCGGCGCCTGTCCACCGACTTCAACGAAACGCTGATGGAGAGCTTCCCCAAGACCATCAAAGAGTTTGAAGAAATCAACATGCACGCCCAGATGCAGCGAGACCCCAACATCGTAAAGGCGTTCGATAATATCGACACAGGCACAGCGGGTATGCCGAAAGAGTTGTTTGATAAACTCGACACGCCGCAGAGCGGCACAAAGTTCAGAGATGCCGCCCTCGAACGATACAACGACGGCCTCCAGACGGTATGGGGAGAGAGGGGCTGGATCCAGATTGGACCCGATGTCGGGAAGTTGGTGAAGCTCGACTGGGGCCATCCCCTCCACAACCCAGCGGACCCGGGAAAGCTGGTACCAAGAATACAAAAACTCTACCCAGACGCGACCAAGGGGGCGGCGAAAACACCCACCGAGATATGGCGAGCCCCTGGTGACGGCTGGTGGATCCCCGGCAAGATACCGGGCGCCCCTCGCAAGCTGGTCGCTATTGAAAATCCCTATGCCGGCCACCTGGTAAAGCAAAGGCTCGGCAAATACGGGCCGTTGGATGGGATGCTCCAGGCCGACGTCGCCTACGACATGCTCTATTCGCAGCACTTCATGAAGTCCTACCAGGGGATGTGGGGGACCGGGCTCGGCATCTGGAAGGCTGGCAAGACCATCCTCGCCACAGGCACGCACATAACAAACTTCCTATCCAATCTCTTGGTTATGGGACCAGCGGCAGGAATGTCTGTTGCGAACCCCCTAAACTGGGAACATCTCTACCGGGCCGGAAAGGAGTTTGCCCTCGGGGAACGCGGCGCAATGTATGTTCGCTGGATCAAAGCTGGAGGAAAGGGGCCTGCCGGGGTAATCAACCGCTCCGAGATAGTTCGGGCTACCGAAAATGGAATCGGGATTCACTACTCTGGCGCGTTGGGCAAATCGCGAAAGATGTGGGGCGATGCAAAGGGGATCCTCCGAGACCCGGCGAAAGACTTTACAGACGCAACCTTCACGCTCTCTGCTGACATCGCTAGCGGGAGCGCGAAACGAATCGCAAAAGCATTCCCAGGCAGGGTTGGTAGCGTGATAATGGACTACCCAGGGTACGCCTACCAGGCTGGCGATGACTTCTGGCGATTCGCCTTGTTTATAAAGAAGGTATCCGGCGGGATGGACGACATGGCCGCAGCCAAAGCAGGACTCAAGGGATTTGCAGACTACGGCGCATTGGCGGGCTGGGCCAACCTGACCAGGGTCAGCTGGTGGGGAAAACCGTTCTTAGCTTTCGATGCCTCCATGATCCCACAGATGATAAAGTTTTTCGAAAGAGAACCGTGGGTCGCCAAGTGGTGGATGCACGTAACCGAACAAATGAGCCTTCAGAACATGATGGCCGCAGGCATAGACCCAGAGCAACTAGACGCTTGGCTACAGGCGCAACCCATCTGGCAAAGACACCTCCTTTTGCTCGGCCAATTGCACCCAGACTGGGCGTTCGATGGGGAGGGGCGGCTTCGAACCGTCGCGATGCTGAAATACTCCCCCTTCCAGCGTCTCATCAAAAGGCCAGAGGAAAGCCTGGGTAAGATGGCGCAAAGGGCAATTGCATCAGAAAACCCGGTCATGTCTGGGATTGCCTACGGGATGTGGGATTACGACCCGTACAAACAACAGCAACTCTACGACGAAGATGCGACCGAAGAGGAGAAATGGCGGGCGCGCGGTCAGGCGTGGGGGCAATTGGGACTTCCAAGCACGCCGTTCCCAATCAGTCTCGGCATTCTCTCTATTGAAAACTACGCGGCGAAAAGAAAAGGCTTCTCGCTCGACAGGCAGAGGCTCGAGCTTCTCGGCGGTGAATTTGACAAGCTCGAGGCGCTCACAGACCCGACAGCGCAAGAGGCAGAGAGAATGGACTATCTCTCCGAAGAGATATTCGAGATGCAGCACAGGTCGCGCCCCCGAGCGGGTATGGTGCGCCCAGAGACCCCAGGTGAGGCGTTCGAAGGGTACGCGCTTGGGATGAGGGCGCCCTCCATCGGGCGCCAGGACGTGAAGCAAAGCCGGGTCTACCAACTAAAGGGCAAGATTGCTGGCATAAAACGTAAGATTTATTTGCTTGTGCGCGAACTGAAGAAGATCAAAAAGAAGACCCCGGCCCTGGAACACTACAAAGAAAAAGAGAAGACAAGGCTCAGGGCCGATCTAAATAAACTAGAAGCTGAGAGAGATGTTCTAAAAAGGTCTCTTGAGGCTTATGATTCACAAATGGTCGAAGCCATGTGGACCACGCCAGAGCGGCCAAAAGCCTCCCCTCGAGAGATGAGGAAGCTGATAGAATCCGAACTTGGAAAGCAATATGGAGAATAACCAATGATACCAATACGAAAACTCTACCATAGTTTCACGACGAGCAGCAGCTTCGTTTTTGCGTTCCCTGCCGCATACGACGTTATTCAGATGATGTGGAAATTTACCGGCACTGACGCAAACGACACCATAAATGTCCAAGCCCTTGAGCGGAGGCCCGATGGCACTGTCCTCGAGTTTGAAGTAGCCACATTTCCACACACTGGCGCTACGCCGCCCGCCGGATCAACCGGCGAGCAAATCGCTCTGTTTGAATTCAAAGTTCCCGCCATAAAAGTAACATACGTCCTGGTCGGGGCTGGCTCCTGCGAGGTTATGGTCAAGGCGTTCAACCTTGGCCTACAGGATTCTGACACTGGAACCAAGTATCCCAGCGCGACAGCACAAACTGACGGCATGTTTGCCACTTGGGGCGCGGGTGCGACCCTGGGCGAGGGGACGTAGGATGTCAGTACGCAACGGCGTAAAGATGGGTCCGGCCCAGATGGTGGCTTATTACAAGCGCAGAGCGGACATGGAAAAGAAGCTCGCAGAAGAGCAGAAAACTCTTGCCGCGAAAAAAGCCAAAGAAGAAGCTGCCGCGAAGAAAAAGGCCGCTGCCGATGCCAAGGCAAAGGAGACGGGCCGACTGCTCGCAGCAGCCGAGTACTATGCCAAGCGCAAGCGGTGGACCGGCCACAGCCTGAGCGACGACGAGAAGGACACCATCCGCGAGGCTCTCAAGGGTGGGGCTACCCCCCAGAAGGCCGCTGAGAAGGCCCTCGGATGATGCAAAAGGGCCAGAAGGGTCCGAAGGTCGTGGAACTCCAAAGGGCGCTTCTTCGCAAGGGCTATGGTCTGCCTCGCTACGGGGCAGACGGATGGCTCGGAGATGAGACCCTGCAAGCTGCTTTCGAGTATGCGCTCGATAACGGCTATGGTGGAGAGCCATTTGAGGCCGACATCCCCGCCGAGGTCACAGATGTGCTCATCACGTTTGTGGAGAGGGTCGAAGGTGTGCCCATCGGGATGGTGGATGTGAGAAAAGAGGCCTCTGCTCTTCGCAAAGCAGCTGGCCTAGCGCCCCGAAGGAAACGCCGCTGGTCTGATATTACCGGCATAACGCTGCATCAAACAGCCACTGTGTTGGGCGAAAGACCCCGACTCAAGCTCGGCATCCATTACGTCATCACACGCAGCGGAACCATCCACTACATCAACGACCACGCCTGCAAGGTTCCCCAGGCCCAGCACCTGTTCAATCGCCATGATGTGGGCATCGAATTGGATGGCTATTATTCGGGCATCGGGTCCGATTTGCGCTACTTCTGGAAACCCAAGAGCAAGCCCGACCGCAGGCCGATGGCGCCGACCGATGAGTTGATACAATCTGCTCGGGACACCATACGCTTTATATGCAATGATATTGCAGACCATGGTGGTAAAATAGAGTTCATCCACGCGCATCGCCAGACGAGTCGCAGCCGAACCTCGGACCCTGGTGAGCTCCTGTGGAAAGCAGTGGGGATATGGGCACAACAAACCCTTGGGCTATCGGATGGCGGTGTTGGGTACAGCATTCTGACTGGAAACCCAATACCAGAACAATGGGATCCAAGATGTAAGGGGATACCGTACCGATGAAGTGGGTAACAAAATACTGGCCGATTATCACAGGGGTTATTCTGGCAGCGGTCTTTGTCGGGCAAAGCCTTTGGACCATGGGCGCCATGAGGGCCGAGATGGTACACCAATCCAACGATGCCACCGAAGACCGCACCCGGCTGCACGCCGAAGATTCCAAACTACACAAAAAAATCGAAAACGTTTCAGCCACCATCCAGCCCATGAAAGAGGGTTTGGTTCGCATTGAGGTCCAACAACAAGCTACCCAGCGAACCGTGGACAAGATGGACAAAAAATTAGACCGAGCACTTCGAAGAGGTAACAAATGAAAAATCCACTGAAATCAAAAACGATCTGGTTTTCTGTACTGGTGGCCCTGGCCGGGGTTGCCGCGTATCTGGAGCAAATCCCATCCGAACACCTGGGAACCTATGGGCTGATTGCGGTTGGCTGCATCTCGGCGTTTCTTCGCTCCATCACAGCGGAGCCAATCCTCAAGTCTCGAAAGCGCGACGATAAGGGCCGCTTCACCGCTGCCTCGATTGTCCTGATGATGTTCCTGATGGGTTGCACCACCCTGAGCGTATCGGCCAAAAAGAGCGCCGACTGCAAGTTCAAGGTGCAGGCCCCTCATTCGATCACCTGCACAGTTGACGGAATACAGGTCTATGAGCAATCCGGCCCGATGGCCCTGGACATAAAGGGGTGCTGTAAATGCCTTTAACACCAGAACAACAAGCGGCCTTAGCAATGAGGAGAAATGGGGGCCAGGGCATGGCCCGAGGCTCTTGGCCAATGACCGAGGGACAGCCTGGATTTGTGGGGCCACCCAGCCCAAAGACCATGGAGACAGGGTGGGGACGGCCCCGAGGCGGTGCGCGCACCGGCCCATCAGACGACGAATGGCTTGCAATGTGGGAAGAACGAAACCGGATGCTTCAGCAGCAGAAGGGGCGCGAAGGGGTATTGCAGAAGTCATACCAGAGAGACAAAATGAGGAATATAGAGCCGAGCCTCTACCCGCGAGAACCAAGAAGACCCTCATTCCCAGGGGTACTTCAGCGCCCCCAGCAACGATTCGAAGGGGGAGACCTCGGGCGCCCAATGCCGCGACAGGAGACTAATCTACCCGGCGAAGGTGTCTACGACTGGGAGCAGAGGGTACAGCAGGCCGAGGACGCCCTTCAAAACGCAATAAGGGCCGCAGGGGGTTAGGGGTGCCAGCCCATCCCAGAAACCCGCTTCAGAGAATGCCATCGCAGCGACCGTGGGCGAGGGGCAATCCCTACGTTCCCGGCCTGCCACAGTCCAACGAAAACCCCTACCAGGCATATCTTAAGTATAACCAACCTGGGTGGCTCCCGGTTGGGAACCAAGCGCCATCCCAGTTTGAGGGTGGTGCTCGCCTTGGTGGGCTCTCTGGGAAGGTCGGCTTTACTGGCTCGCAACCACAGTGGGGCGAGGTTGGCTACCAGTTCGGGCTCGATGAGGAGGAGAGGTGGAAAGCCAAGGCTGCGATGCGGCTTTCAAGGGGAGGAGACCCATACTACAGCGTTGGGCTAGAGGGGACATTCTGATGCCAGACGAGAACACCACCACCTTAGACGAGTCGCTCATCTCTTTGATGAACAACATGATAAAAATCGGAATGAGCGCCGTGCCCGATGGGGTGCAACCAGAGATAAGCAGCCTCGTAGAGCAAGCCCTCGCAAGAGGAGCCCTGTGGCTTGTGAGGCAAATAAAGCCAGAGCAAATCAAGGTCCTGGTCGAAGCCAACGCAGACGCGACGGCTGAGATTGACTGGGGAGAGAAATGACGGAACCAGTCAAAGCTGCCGCCGGCACAAAAAAACACTCCCGGCTGTCCGCAGACTACCCATGGACACCCACGCCCAGATACAGGGAGAGCGTGCTAAGGAGGGTGACGCCCGCTGGAGGCGCCGGGTCAGCGCAGGCGCGCACGCCAGCGTTGGCTGCTGCCAAGGCAGTCCCTCGGGCCAAGACCCCTTGGAAGCCAGGGGTCGCACAGTCAGCATGGTTGCCACTACGCACCCAACAACACACACAATCACCACACCGCTATTGGTGGCTTCATGGCTCAGAGAAGATCGCGGGCGCCACTCTCGAGGGACTTGAGAAAAGAGGAACATCGGTAGGCACGCTGGCAAAGGGGCGCTACTGGACGGTCGGCGGCCTCCAGGTGGATCCGAACCGCTGGCTTACCCCAGCAGGGGCCGAGGATCATGTCCGCAGCAAGAACCGTGGGAAAAGCGAAGCGCAGATCCAAAAGACCCTTCAGATCCTAAACACCGTTCGAGAGCAGTTCCTCCCGAGAATGCAACCGGGTGAGGGCGGAGCAATTATATCCGCACATAACAGCAACCCCAGCGTTCGCTACAAAGGTAAAACCATATTCGATCACGAGCATCAAAAAAGCCAAAACGCATGGTTCGGCGATAGCGATGAAGTTGATTTTATCATCGTCACCGACAAGGCAGACTTCGACGCTGCCTATGACCAGAATGTGCCGTTCAACATCTTCTACCAGCCATTCAACCCGGAAGCCAAAGACGACGGATCCGCGTCGTATCTTGCTAGCAAAGAGGGGTGGCGCTATTTCAACCCAGAGGTTAGCCTTCGAAAAGGCGCCGAAGAGAAACAAAAAGCAATGGTTGATTGGATTGAAAGCCTCAATCAATAGGAGAGACAATGGCGAAAGCAAAGCTAGGCAGCGGCAAACGGTTCAAGGATCTCACAGGCAAGCTGGGTAAAAAGGGAGCCAAAGACCCCAAGGCCCTGGCCGCTTGGATTGGGCGCAAAAAGTACGGCAAAGACAAGTTCGCCAAACTGGCGGCTGGCGCCAAGATGCGCCAAGGCGCGTGAGCCTGCCCCCCGAGATAACCGAAGCAGCTGCATCAATAAACATAGCCCTCGCCCACTCTCTCACGCCGCGTGACATCCTTCGGAAAAAGACCGTGGGCATCAAACTGCGAGGTTCCAAAGAGGACCTGGGGTTTCTCGCCCTCATCTCGAAAGCCAACGGCATACCCCCCTCTGAGCTAATGAGCAGGATATGGGCCATGCACTGTAGAGCCTTTCGAACGCAAAGAGGGCCGGATGGGTGCGTGATTGACTATGATGAAATCCCCACATCGACGCTTCCAGACTACGTTTTACAACTGCTGCACCCCAACGGTTGACACCCCACCGGGGCCGCGATAGGGTTCGGACGAACCCCGATGAAGAAACAAACCTTTAGTTCCATTACTGCGTTTCGCAACTGTAGGCGATTTTTCCAGAATCGCTATATACGGGCCATTGAATCCATCCACAAACAAGACAACCTGCGGTTCGGAACAATGGGCCACACCGGCCTTGAGATGTACCACAACGGAGAGGGGCTAGAGGAAATCCGACAAGCCATCTTCGATGCGGCCAGGGAAGCAGCGTGGCAAGGAAAAGAGCAGCGGCAAGAACTCTACGCCTGGGCCATGATTTCCGGCTACGCCCTGCACTTCCCTCTCGAGCGAGAACGGTGGGAGGTCGTTGAGGCAGAGCCAGGGTTTGAGACCAAACTCATCAACCCGGCCACCGGTAGGTCGGCTCGCAGCTTTATGATGGCCGGCAAAGTGGACCTGCTGGTTCGAGACAAGGAGACGGGCGAATATGCAATCATGGAGCACAAGACAACTACTAGAACAGTTGATAGCTTCTTGCAAAGGATATGGACGGACTTCCAAATACACCTATACGCCCATTACCTGGGGCAAGCCAGGGGCATCAAGATAGGGAAGGTCATCTACAACATCTTGACCAAGAGCAAACTTCGCCGGGGCGGGTTGGCATCGAAAAAACAAGTGCCCCTCGAGTCCGATGGGGATTTGCTCGGGCGCCTCCTTGAAGACCACCTGGGCTCTGACAAGCTGTACCACCGAGAGGAAATCATCATCTCTGACCACAGGGTTGAGCAACTTGTCGATGAGGTGTGGGAGGTCAAAGACCAGATGCTCATTGCGGCGAGGCGAAATAAGTATTACCAAAACCCAAGCTATTGTTTCCACTGGAACAGGGCGTGCGAATACTACGAGCTCTGCAAATCAAACGACAACGAACTGATTATGAATAGCTACTTCAAACCCCGTATACCGCATGAGGAATTGACCCGATGAGACCCCTGCCGACAGCCATAAACAAACCCAAGTCTGACATCTCCACGGCGTCTTTGGGCATCACAGGATTTGCCAAGACCGGAAAGACATCTTTGGTCATCAACACCAAAGATCACTTCGTGTTCAACCTGGACGATGGGTTGGATTTCTTCGAGCACATAGGCGAGCGCTATGGTCGCCAGGACTACGAAGCGCTCGAACAAAGGGTGGAAGAGTTTAGCACAGCATCAAAGGCGGGTACACTGCCGTACCGCTCCATCATTATTGATACCGTCGATGAGATGTGGAAGATGTGCGCCAGAGAGATATGCAAGCGAAAGCACCT